AAGTAATCTTTGAAGAGATTGCTAAGTTTATTGTAAAGTACAATAGTCTACCAAGCAAAGAAGTAGTCTTGATTGAGTCAGAGAAGAGAACTGACTTGAGTGATGATGTCTTCAAGAAGATTTGTGAATACGTTACTGTACTTGAAGATAGTCCTAATGACAATCAATGGTTACTTGATACTGCAGAGAAGTGGTGCCGAGATCGTGCTATATACCTAGCATTGGTTGAATCTATCAGCATTGCGGACGGGAATGGTGAGAAGAAAAGCAGAGATGCTATTCCTTCTATTCTTTCTGATGCACTTGCTGTAAGTTTTGATAATAATGTAGGTCACGATTATCTTCATGATTATGAAGAACGATACGACTTCTATCATCAAACCGAAGACAAGATTCCTTTTGATCTGGACTTCTTCAACAAGATTACAAAGGGCGGACTTCCTAATAAAACTCTCAACATTGCTCTTGCGGGCACTGGTGTTGGTAAGTCTCTATTCATGTGCCATATTGCTTCTTCTTGCTTACTTCAGGGTAAGAATGTTCTTTACATCACAATGGAGATGGCAGAGGAAAAGATTGCAGAACGTATTGATGCTAATCTCCTGAATGTCAATATTCAAGAGATTGCAAATCTTCCTAAGGCAATGTTTGAGACTAAGGTTAATAACATTTCTAAGAAGACTCAGGGTACTCTTATAATTAAAGAATATCCTACAGCATCAGCACATAGTGGACACTTTAAGTCACTTATTAACGAACTTGCACTTAAGAAGTCATTTCGTCCTGATATTATTTTCATTGATTACCTTAATATATGCGCTTCCTCCCGCTATAAGTCGGGTATGTCTGTCAATTCATATAGCTATATCAAAGCAATTGCTGAAGAACTTAGAGGGTTGGCTGTTGAAGCAAACGTCCCTATCGTTTCTGCCACGCAGACCACTCGTTCTGGTTATGGTAGCAGCGACGTTGAACTCACTGATACTAGTGAATCCTTTGGTTTGCCTGCTACTGCTGATCTTATGTTTGCCCTTATTTCTACAGAAGAGCTTGAGAACTTGGGACAAATTATGGTGAAGCAATTGAAGAATCGCTATAACGATCCTACGATGAACAAGCGGTTTGTTCTGGGTATTGATCGTGCAAAGATGCGTCTGTATGATTGTGAACAGTCAGCACAGAATGATATTCTTGACAGTGGACAGGAACAAGAGTATAATGGTGGGGAAGAAGACAAATTCGTTAAAAAATTCGCATCACTGAAATTCTAACTATGGAAAAGCATATTGATTTTGAACGCTATCAAAAGTTTGTGGATGCTGTTACTAGCGATGCCTCTACAGATTTTCTCGCTCTTTCTGACCGTCTTGTTGCCCTTGACGAGAAGGGTGCCAATATTGAGCGACTTCTTACTGCAGGTGTTGGTATTAATGCTGAGGGTGGGGAGTTTCTTGAAATCATCAAGAAGATGGTTTTCCAAGGAAAACCTTGGAACGACGATAACCGTGAGCATCTTATTATTGAACTCGGTGATCTTATGTGGTACGTTGCTCAAGCCTGCATGGCACTCGGCGTCTCCTTTGACGAAGTGATCGCCACTAATGTAACTAAACTTGAGAAGCGTTATCCTGGTGGTTCCTTTGATGTCTACTATTCTGAAAACCGTGCTGAGGATGACCGATGATTAAAGTTGAAATTGATTTGAGAACTGCCGCTTCGGTTCGGCAAGTTCTCTACAAAGAACAAGAACGATACACTTACGATCCTGCTTGTGTCCCTGAACGTATTTCTGATATTCGTAGTGTCATCCAATCTATAGATGATCAAATTGAAGCAGAACTTGGAGAAGAAACCAATGACTAAAAAAACTTTTACTGGAAAAACTGGTGACGTGTGGACTTGGGAAGAAACTCCTGAAACCATTGAAGCACTCAAGCAACTCCATAATACTGTAGTGAACAACCGAGTTAATCGTCCTCACGATTACAAAGGTCCACTGTATGCCCCTCATCCTGACATTGAAAATGAAACTACTGACTCTTGAAGACTATCAGAAGGCAGGAGAAACATTTTGGCCAAAGTACTGGTATGTCGCCAAAGAACTGGGTGAAGATGCTAAACCAGAAGACATCCTAAAGGTTATGGAAGCAGTTGGCGGTGTCGCACTTAAAATAGCATTGGAAGAAAAAGAAGGACCTTTTGGATTCAACAAACATAATGACGGACAAGAAACTGATTGATGATGCTTTCTACATTGAAAAAAAGTATTATGGACTCTGGGACTCAACCGATCTTGAAGGAAAGGGACTGGTCACGGCTCTCACTGAAGACGCATGTATCCAAGCAACCCGTTTTTATCTTAAAGGACGGCAGGAAGGTTGGCCTGAGACCAAAAAGTATGAGGGTGAAGTAGGAGGAAAGTTATAAATAAATATAAAGTCAAATTTGGTGACAATGAACCTCCAAGAAATCGCCCTTGCATATCAGTCAATTTATTTGACTGAAGAAACAAACGAAGAAGTAAATATTGAAGACCTTTCTCAGGAAGAACTGGATCTCATTGCTGAAGAAGCAATTGAATCCCTTCTTGAGGAAGGTTTTACTATTGAAGAAATTGAAGAAGCATTTGAAGAAGATATTGAAGATGACTTCTTTGCTGAAGCACGTATGAGTGATAAGCAGAAAGAAATGCGTGCTCAATTTAAAGCAAAGCAAGCAGCACAAACTGCACAGACGACCAAAGAGACTGAAGCAAGAAAGTCTGCTGCAGCAAGAAAGGAGAGAGTTGAGAAAGTAAAGGCATCTGTTAAGTCTGGTATTTCTAAGGTAAAGGAAAAGGCTGCAGAAGCAGGAGAGACTGCTAAGAGAAAGACTAACCAAGCAAAGGGTGCAGTTGCAAAGGCAGCACTCAAGGCAACTGGTACGGAACTTAAAGGTAAGAAGGGACAAAAACTCAGCAGTTCACAGATTCATACTCAGCATAAGTCTGTAAGAGATAAGGCAAAGGCAGCAATTGTAGCAAACGTTAAGGATAAGGCAAAACAAAAAGTAAGAGACGTTGTTGATCCTCAGGTTGGTAAGTATGCTGCTAAGAGAGGACTTGGTGGTCCTGGTGCTGGATTAAAACTGAGATCTAAGGATCCAGAAAAGAGAAGAGCAGTAAGAGGCGAAGTTGCAGCAGATATCAAGCAAAGAGTTGCTTCTAAACCAGGAAGAATTGCAACAGCGGCAGGTGAAAAGGCGAAAGAAGTGAAGAAGGGTTTAAAGAGAAGTGCAAGAGGTGCTCTTCTGAATCTGGCGAGAAGACTCAAGGAAGAAGGTGGAGAACTTGATACCTTTGATCTGGTTGCAGCATATATGATTGACGAAGGATTTGCTTCTGACTTTGATGGTGCAACCGCACTGATGGCAAAACTGTCTTCTGAACTTGTTGAGAGCATTTGTGAATCACAGATGGCGTTGATTTCTGAGGAAACTCAAAAATGATTAATGAGGAAAAGAAGGGCGGTGCTAAAGACGCTTGCTACCATAAGGTAAAGTCACGCTATTCTGTTTGGCCTTCTGCTTATGCATCTGGAGCATTAGTAAAGTGCCGTAAAGTTGGAGCAAAAAACTGGGGGAACAAAAAAGAGGACATGGACTTCTACAATTCTGTTTGTAACTATCTTATTGAAGAAGGATTTGCCGCCGATGTTGAGGGGGCGAATTCTGTAATTCTTAAACTCAATGATGACATTCTGAATGACATCTACGAGAGAAAGATGACTAAGGGTGAGAAGACTAAAGAAACCAAACTGAAGGGAAAGTATGATGACTCAGGAATGAAGGCATCAATGATCCAACAGTATGGTCCAGTAAAAGGTCCTCAAGTTTACTTTGCCACCATTCGCAAGCAAGCGATGGAAGAGGTTGAGGTTGAAGAAGGTTTTAAATCTATTGATAAAGATAAAGAAAACAGAATGTATCGTCGTGCTGGAAACTTAGCACGTCAATCTCTGGCATCTAAGGGTAATAAAAAGTATGAAGCAGCGAAGAAGTCTGCGAAGATTGTAGGTGCAATTACTCGCCAAAAAGAGAATGAAAGATTTGCCAAGATGGCAGATGAGAAGGCACGAGATAATTATGGTGAGTCTTTTGATCATCCAATAAATCCGCAGAAGCATAAGGCAGCACAAAAGGATAAAAAGATTAGGAATATGACTCAATCTCCTAATGAGAATGAGGCGGCAGTTGCTAAGAAAAAAGCAAAAGGTCCTGAACTTTTTGGTGAAGCAAAAAAAGGAATGTCTAAAGATGAAATGTCTTCAGTATTAAAAGGACATAAGTATTCTAAGAAACAACTTCTTGATATGAGTAAGAAGTCTACTAAAGAGGGTAGACATGGTGAGGCTTCTGCATTTTATGCTGAGTTTGAAAAGGAAGAATTTAACATTGATCCAGCAGTAGACTATTTCTTCTCTGAGGGTATCAATGAAGATGGTCTTGGGATGATCATCCAAGAAGTTGGTCTTGAGAAGTTTGTTGAGTTTGTTGAGCATCTCTCTGATCAACAGATTCTGACTGAAGCAAGAGCAGCGAAGAAAGCAAGAAAAGGTGCTAAGTCTTATGCTGAAGTAAAGGCAGAGATTGATGCCAAAGAAAAAGCAAAGAGAGCAAAGAGAGAAATCTCTGTAGACAAAGGAACCAAAGCAGTTGAAACTGCTAAGGCGAAGCAACCTGAAAAGAAACCAGTTAGAGATGCCATCGCAAGAGGTGTCTTTGGTGCTGTGAAGGCATACCAGTCAGGTATGGAACGTCACAGAAAAGCAATGGAACTTGCTAAGGAAACTGGTAAGACTGTCGCTAAGGCAGCAGCAGTAACTCATGAAGCGGGTCGTCGTGCTGGTGAATCTAAAGTTGGTCAAGCAGTTAAGAAGGCAGGGTCTGCTGCAATTAAAGCAGGTGTTGAAAAGGCAAAGAAGGACATTCAATCCTTAAAGAAGGAAGAAGTTGAAATTTCTGAAGCACCTTTCCAAGTTTATGGTTCTCCCGATGGAAAGAAGGAGAAGAAGATTGGTAAACCAGTGAAGAGTAAGAGGTATGCTGATGCAAGAGCAGCAGAACTTGCTGATACTCACAAGGCAACTGGTGGCAAGTATCGTTCTGAGTATACTGAAGCAGCAGAAGATCGTCTGAGAGATCAGCGTATGGAGCGTGGTGGTGTAGATGGTAACGTTGATTACAGCAGACCTCCTGCTAAGAAACTCTCCAATGCTGAACTTGGGATTAAACCCATGACTGATGAGCAAAGAGAAAAGAGAAGAAAGGAAATGATGGCGCACCTCAGAAAAATGAAGTGATTTGACAAAATAAAATTTATCATGTATAATGTGAAGCATGGAAAGGTGGTCGAGTGGTTGATGGCTCTGGTCTTGAAAACCAGCGAGGGTAACACCTCCGTGGGTTCGAATCCCACCCTTTCCGCTCTGGGGAATTAGCTCAGTTGGTAGAGCGCCTGCTTTGCAAGCAGGATGTCAGCGGTTCAAGTCCGCTATTCTCCATAGGCAATTTTGAAACTGTCCATCAGGATTGGCAGTGAACTCTCCTGATGCTATAATGACATCATGAAAAACACACACCTCTCTCATCCAGAAGACATCATCCTTGAGCAAGGTATGGACGGTGTTCGCCAGATCGTTAAGTTTTTCCGTGAGAGAAACGGTAGTCTCTCTGTGAAATGGGACGGAGCACCAGCAATTGTTTGGGGTCTTCATCCTGAGAATGGTAAGTTCTTTGTTGGTACGAAGAGTGTTTTTAACAAAGTCAAGGTGAAGGTCAATTATACTCACCACGACATTGAAGTCAATCATGGCAACAAACCAAGAGTTGCTGCGATTTTACATCTGTGCCTAGATAATCTTCCTAAACTTCATGGTGTTTATCAGGGAGACTTTATTGGTTTCGGCGGTACAGATACCTATACACCAAACACTATTACCTACAAGTTTCCAAGTAAGACTTATAAATCTATTGTGTTTGCAGCACATACTTCTTATACTGGTGATTCTCTGAAGGAAATGTCTGCTCATTTTGATCAACCCTTTTGTATCAGTGAGAATCCATTCCGTGTTAAGTTTCTAAAGAAAGATGCAACCTTTACCTCCCGTCGTAGTCGGATTGATTACCTTCTTGATATTGCAGATCTGGCTTGCAATTTTGTTAGATTTCCTGAAGGAAAAGAAGCAGAACAACTCAAAGTAAAGATCAACAAGTGCATCCGTGAGCAACGGGATATCTCCGAGGCAGGCATGGGTAAGCGACTCACCTATCTTTACAAACTGATCATGTATATTAAGGAATGCATCATGGAAGGCATTTCGTCTGTGGAAGAGGTAGAATGCTTTATCGGAGATTCTCCGACTTCTCATGAGGGTTACGTCATGTCCAATCAGTTTGGTACTTACAAACTTGTGAATCGCCGTCAGTTTTCTTATGCAAATTTCACTGTACAAAAGCAGTGGGATAAATAGTGTATATTGGTGTAACTAATTACCACAACAAAAATTATGAAGAATTTCAAGCAGTTCGTTACGGAAGCTGTAGAAACTTCTGCTTCAATGCAGGCGAAGAACATGGGTCTCACTGGAGACGGTCATGGTGACTGGTATGATGCTCAGGGTAAACTTGTAGCAAAAACTGTAAGTGGTAAGTTGCAAGTTTTTAGTGATCGTCAAGCACCTAAAGCAACTGAGACTCAGCAGACTCAGAAGAAAGTTCAGGCACAACCAAAGCAAACTGCAAAGAAACCAGAGCAAGAAAAGGTAAAGTCCGAAGGTCTTGTAGTTGTCTTTGGTCGTTTCAATCCCCCAACTGTAGGTCATGAGAAACTCCTGAATGCTGCTGCAAGAGAAGCAAAGAGAACTAACTTTGAACTGAAAGTCTATCCAAGTAGGACTCAAGATAAGAAGAAGAATCCATTGGATCCTAAGACTAAGATCAATTTCATGAAGCAAATGTTCCCTGATTATGAGGAACAGATTCAGGATGATGCTGGTTCTAAAACTATCTTTGATGTTCTAACCAGTGCATACAATGCTGGTTACAAGAATGTGAGCATCATGGTGGGACAGGATCGTCTTGCCGAATTCCAAGGTCTTGCTCAGAAATACAATGGTTCTGAGATGTATAACTTTGAGAATATCATGGTTCTTTCTGGTGGTACTCGTGACCCTGATGCAGATGATGTCTCTGGAATGTCTGCATCAAAACTGAGGTCTTATGCTGCAAGTGGTGACTACAATGCATTTGCTCGTGGTGTTCCTAACACTCTGAAGATGATGCAAAAGCGTGAACTGTTCAATACGGTTCGCAAGGCAATGAACATTAAAGAGGAATCAGAACTGTGGCAGATTGCTCCAAAGTTTGATCCCGAATCCTTGCGTGAGTCTTATGTCAATGGAGAAATTTTCAATATCGGTGATATCGTTGAAAACCTCAACACTGGACTAGTAGGTAAGGTTACTCGTAGAGGAACAAACTATATTATTTGTGTGACTGAGAATGGTATTATGTTCAAGTCTTGGTTGAGAGATCTTAAGGAATACACTGAAGTCAAGATGGATAAACTGATGCGTGACAAAACCCATCCAAATACTCTTGTCGGCACAAAGGGATTCTTCAATTACGTTGCTAAGATGACTCCTGGTGCATTAAAAGTTAATAAGAGGTATATTGTCAAAGGTGGGAAAGCGTATAAATAAAGCATAAGACGAAATTTTTGGCGATAATGAAGACCTGGAGAGAGTTTAATCAGAATCTGGTTGAGAAGAAGTCATCCAAGAAGGGTGATGGTAATCTTGCTAATAACTATCCACCTTATGATAAGGTAACTCGTGGAGACGTTATTGCTGGCGCTCTGGGTAAAGATGAAATGGGCGGCAAAGCTAAAAAAAAAAGCTGAGCGAGCAAATTTCTGATAAAGAAGCATTACAGGCAATCGCTGATGATTCAAATGCTGATCCAAACAAGAGATCAGATGCTCGTGCCAAAATTAGAGTTATAGAAAAACAAGAAGCGAAAGATAAAGCAGCAGCAGATAGGCAAAGAGTTCTTGACCAAAGAGACCAAGCACAAAGAACTAGGGATGCAACTCTACAACTTCAGAAAGATAAAGAAGCAAGAAGAAGAGATGAAGCAAAGGCAGAAATAGAATCAAGAAAAAGAAAAAGAGTTCTACAAACTGCTGCAGATAAAAAGGCATCAATTAAAAAAAGTATTGATAATGCCAAAAAATCTTTACCTACTGATCTTGAAACTGTCAGTAGTGAAATGGGAACTGGTTCTGCATTGGCAGCATTTGGTTCTAATATTGGAAAGCAAGGAGTTGGAACTGCAAAACTTGCTACCAATTTAGCAAAGGCAGGCGTAAAAACTGTTGCTGCACTTCCAGCATTGGCAAAAGCAGCAAAGGTACAAAGAAAGCAAGATGTAGAATCGGGTGAGAAGAGAAAACTTGGTTCTAGATTGGGACTGAGAAGAAATGATGAATATACTAAGCAGAAAAAACTAGAGAAATCTCAAGAGAGAGTACAGGCAGCAAAAGAAAAGGCTATTCTTTCAAGGGCAAAGTCTATTAAGGCATCTAGAGATGCTAGACAAAGTGCTGAAAGGAAGACGGCAATTAAGAGAGGTATAAGAACCGCAGCAGTCTTGGGTGCAAGAGCAATTGGACCTTCATCAGTTTCTAGAACCGATCAAATGGTCTCTGGTACAAAGAGAGGAATTCGTGCTGCTGCACTGAGAGGGGCGAGACGTATTGGATATCAGTCTGAAGAATTTATCTACGAGGTGCAAGATATGAAAAAGGATAAAATTGATAGAGTTATAGATATCATGCGTGGAAAAAATAAAATTGAAGTGATGCCAAAGGAATCTAACGTTAGAGAATCAGTAAAGATTGAAGATGCCAATGGTAATCATTATGCAGAGTTTATTGATATCATTAAACCAGAACCATTAAAAGCATCAAAGGGAATTGGAAGTGAAATTCTGGATGAAAAATGTTGGGTCGGTTATAAACAAAAGGGTATGAAGAAAAAAGGTGATAGAATGGTTCCCAATTGTGTTAAAGAAGGACACTCAAACTGGAGACAAGAACTTGGAGAGTCAGCAGCCTGGACAAGAAAAGAAGGCAAAGCAAAATCTGGAGGACTCAATGAAAAAGGACGAAGGTCTTATGAAAAGGAGAATCCAGGATCAGACCTTAAAGCACCAAGCAAAAAGGTTGGAAATCCCAGGAGGGCATCCTTCTGCGCTAGAATGAAAGGAATGAAAAAGAAACTCACTTCCAAAAAGACTGCTAATGATCCCAATAGCAGAATTAATAAGTCCCTTAGAGCCTGGAATTGCTAATCATGAAATCATTCAAACAGTTTCTATCCGAAAGCATTAACGTCGCTGGTGACTTCAACGGCACTATCATCATGGGAAACACCTCCCAACCACAACCAACTCCAGTTGGTGAGGAGTATGTTGCTGATATCACCTGGAAAGGAAATCTCTATAGACTTTCAATGGTAGATGAGCACAAGGTTCCTACCAAACAGGAAGTTGCGGAGATGTTACAAGCAGATTATCCTGGTGCAATTGTTCAGAACATTTATCCAGCAGGATCAAGAAATCCAAATATCAAAGGATCCCAGAGATATCAACCAGAAAGACTGACTTGGAGTGACTAATGGCACAGTGGAATAAAAATTCACAAGACTATCTAAACCAAGAGAGAACACTCTTTGAGGTTTACATGTGTGCCGATAAGTACGGCAACATTGGTGCTTGTGGTGGAGATACTCAGTTTGATTTGAATATTGCTTCTGGTATCACAACTCAGATTGCAAACGTCCATAAGTTTGGTGCTGTTCTAACCACATCAGCAACTTACGATACTGTATGGTCTGCTGGCGGTGCTTATACATTTCCATCTTCTGCAGGAATCGTTACTGTAACTTCCAGTTCTGCTCAAGATGATGCTGGTGGCACTGGAGCACTTACAGTAAGACTTCAAGGTCTTGATGCAAACTACAATGAAGTAGAAGAGGACTTTACTCTTGATGGAACTGTTGGTGTTGCTGGAACGATAGAATTCTTAAGAACTCACAGAGCATTTGTTCTTACTGGTAACAATGATAATAATAACGTAGGTACTATTAACTTCACCCACAGTGTGGGAGTTACTTGCCAGATCGCGGCAGGAATGGGTCAATCTCAAGTTACTTTCTATACTATTCCAGCAGGTAAGAGTGGATACCTGAGATCATTTGCTGCAACTATGAATAAAAACCAAGAGAATACTGTTAGATTATTCCAGAAAAAACCAGATGGTGGTGTATTCAGACTCGCTAGCGAATTAAACTTATATAATAGTAATATGCATACAACCTATAGTATTCCGTTATATTTCACAGAGAAAACAGATCTTGAAGTAAGGACATATACAGGTAGTAATGCAACTGTCTCGTCAATGTTTGATTTATTGATTGTAGATAACTAAATAAAGTTGCTTACTTTGAGGCTCATACAATGCTTGCCTTTTTACTACCACTTGCATCTAAGGTAATTTCCGATGCCGTCGCCAAGATTCCAGAAAACGAAGAACTCGGTGAGAAACTTATTGAGATCTGTCTTGTTATTCTTTCTAAAGCGGTTAAGTTAACCAAGACCGATATGGATGATCAACTTCTGGAAGTTGTAACCAAAGCAATTAAGAATAGAGAAGAAGGTTGAATGGTAAAGGAGATCACAAAGTAAGGTCTCCTTTTTTTATAAATATCAATATATAACAGGATTTTTAGAAGGAGAGTTAACATGTCTCTTTGGGGCAATACAGACTTAGTAACTAGCACAGGAACTATTGCAATTGATTTTGCTAGCAAGACTGTAACTGGTTCTGGAACTACATTCACTGACC